GCGCCGCCGGCGTCAACAGGACCACCATCAATTTTCTTGTCTGGCTTGCCATCCTTGTTGGTATCTTGGGAATCTATGGTGCCATCGCCATCGGTATCAAATGCGTCGGGCTTTCCGTCGCCATCGGTATCCTGTGCGTCGGGCTTACCATCTTTGTTCGTGTCTATGGGAGCGGCGGCAGTACCTTGCTTGGTTACGCCGGCGCCAGATCTTCCTTTCGCGCCACCGAGATATTGCTTAGCTGCATTTTCCATTTGACGCATTGCATCCAAAACTTGCTCGACTGCTGCCGTATCCGTGATATCTAGCTTGGCAAAATCCGACTCCATCTCAACACGGTGCGTATTAATAATCCGTTGAACCTTCTTCGCAATTGCGCGACTCTCATCTCCGGAAATACCTTTGCTCCACGCCCCAGCAATGCGCGCGCCCATGCGATCTAAGACGCCTTCTTCAAGCCTTTTTGCATGTGGAAATTTGGTTAGCTCGTTCAAAAGAAATTTATGCAATATTTTTTGATTTCTATTCATCGTAGCTAACTTCCTTTACAGCAGTGTCGGACTGGTTGAAGCATCCACTTATGAATCCAAATGTTTGTGTTCATACTTTACCCCCTCATCTCCAAAAATCATGTTAAGAACGTAAGACGTTCCAGATGATAACCATCCCAAAATAAAAAAATTGGCAACAGTTATATCAAAACTAAATAGTTCTGTAAACGGAGAAAGTAGCATTAAAAACCAACCCACATGGAATCCCACGCACATTGGACATTTGAAAAGTTCTCCAAGCTTTCCTTTTGTTGGTCTTATTCTATCGAATATCGTACCGTATACAACACCTTGGGTGAGCCCGTAGGCTGCCAAAACAAAATATAAAAGCTCCATTAAATCCTCTAAAGTGTATACATGTAACTCATTGCATAGGGATCTCTTACAAAGCTTGGTCGTAAAGAGCCCTTTTCGGCTGCTTGCGGAACTTCGCCAAGCTCTGTTGAATCTTCCTTGTCCGGATGAATGAGAGCATCGTCGTCCATGGCAATAATGGCCTCTACAGACTCGAAGTATGGACGTTCTTCGTCAATGAATTTTGAAATGTTGATAAGCGCCAACTTGGGGGCACTTATATTTTCGTCAATGGCTTGTTGCATTGTTGCTTCAAAAGAGCCATAAAATGAGCCGGCTTGAATTGATTCCGGCATTACAATGCCTTTTTTCTGCAGATGTGCGAACAGCCTATTTTGGGCCCCGTATACTAAATCATTCATTATATCTTTTGGAAATGCAATTACTTTATTTTTAGATAGAGAAAGCACGATGTCAATGTCGCCATGATCAAAAATCATGAGATCTCCACCGATACTTTTACGAATATCAAGTTCTAAAACAACTTTTGATTGCAGCGCGCCATCGCCAACTTTAATTGTTATGGGCATCAGAATTAATTTCCCTTACTAGTTTTTGCGTCTTCAATACCGTAAGCAGCACATTTTCACTAATTGGTTGCTTAGAAAAGCTATTTAATCGATTAATAATCTCACTTGTTTTCTCGCACATCTGTTTGTCAGCTGAAATTTCTTCGGTATCGAGCGATTTTGTTAGCTGCTTCTTGAGTCTATCTATTTCTTCGTTTAGAAATATTTTTAATTCCAAAGCATTATCGGCAAATGATGACACATAATAATTTAAAAGAGCTTTCTGTTCTTCTAAAAGTTTGTCATTATATTTTTCATTAAATTTATTAGTAAACGTCTTATAAACAAGACCGTCTACCTCTTGTAGTTCCTGCTTCCTCTCTATGTCTTTCATCATGTTTGCAGCAATGCGGCTTTCTAAAACTACTTGAGCTTTGGGTGTTATGTCGCTTGAAAAAATTTGTGCTACTGTGGCTAAAGTTTTGTAATTTGGAACATAGTTTCCAAATACGGATGGTGATATTTCTTTATTAATATCATTTATAAGAGATGTTTGAGCTTTAAATAAGCCATCTGGACTAATCAATCGACTGGCAATTTTTGCCTCCTTAATTATTTTTTCAGAATGGAATCGATCTATGTTTTGATTTTCATATAACGAACGATAGCATTCCAAATCTTTTCTAAGAATAGAGCCACGTTTAAAGTGTTTCTTAATAATCTGAATCGCCTTTACTTTTTTCTTGTGATCCTCTTTCAAGACTGAGACGGTTGCTTCTCTAATGAGGGCCTCGTAAACAAATGCTGTGTTTCTTTTTTTATTATGCTTCACTTTTACCACCTTGCTCCGTTTTAGCTTCCAAATTAAGAATTAAATCTCTAACAGATTCGTTAATTGAAAAAATCCTTTCTTCTTCGGTTTGTTCTTCTAAATTATAAATAGGTTGCTGATACTCATAAATACCTGATGATACCCCATCCATGGTCACCAGCCCTTGAAGATCGCGATAGCCGGGCACAATATTTCTCATGCCGGGGCTGCTTTTTTGTCCAGGGTCTGCCTTGGATTTGTACGAACGACTCCGGGCGCCGGCCTTTGTTTTCTTAACCTTAACGGGAGTGTATGTGCTTTTTCCGTGTGGGCCGTGGTATGTTCTTGTCTTCTTCTTGCCTCCTGGGGTAAGACTAGGAGAAGGCCGAGATCCGGGAGGTGCTGCCAAAAGCGCAGACTCCTCACCAGCCGGTGCTTCTTCTGCTCCTGCTTCTCCGGCCGGCATTTCTTCTGGGCCACCCATTTCTTCGCCCCCGAGGCCGGCGCCAAGATCACCGCCGAGGTCACCACCCATGTCTCCGCCTAATGCGCCGGCCGTTTCGCCGGCTGCCGCGGCCTCTGCAACTTGAAGTAGGGAGGCGTCGTGCTTGCGGTCATAGTACATCTCTCTTTGATTACGCATAAATTCTTCATGAGACATGCTGAAGACTCTTTCAGCAACCCAACGCCGAGAGAAGTATCCTTCTGTCGCTGAGGCAGCAATGTCAAACTTTTGCTTCCAGTGCTCAAGCTCTTGAAGTTCGGCAATTTTTGACGGGTTGTTGAGAACCAAATCAAACGCCAGCAAATCATCGCCGCGAAAGCCAAGAGTATAAAGATGGATAATACCAATCTTTGTAAGCTCAGCGATGATGACTCTTTGGAGTCTTTGGATTGTTCTTGCAAACCGGATGTCTTTTTGTGCCAACGTTGTCTTGTCTTCTTCAGCGCCTTCTCCCATAGAAAGATACGATTGTGGAACCTTTAGCGCAGAGAACAGTTTATCTCGAAGATACTTAACATCATCAATCTGTGTGATGTTTTGGGCGCCGGCCAGTGTCTGAATGTCTGTTTGTGAGCCGGCACGAACTGGGATAAAGTAGTCTTCTTCGATACTCATGGGATTATAACGTAGGTCTACGCGTCCAGTTTCTGGATCTACTACTGAATGCCTCTTTAGCTGACTTACAATCTTTTCCATATATTGCTCAACTTCTTGCGGTGGGATGGCGCCCACATCAATCTTAAACATTCTTCTTTCAGAAGAGCGCACGACACGATATGCCATCATGGCATCTTCCATTAATGTAAGTTGGCGCCAAATGCGTCGGGCCGGCTCTAAAATAGATGTGCCGTAAGGCGCGTATTTGTCATGACCGAGAATACGAAAATGTGCAACCTGCCAGTTCTCAAATGTCATGCCGGCGGTGTTCCACTGATACTGGACGTAGTTTGGGTTTGTGGAGTCTTGACCTTCTAGGCGCTCGACCTCTGATACCGGTAAAGATATTACAGACTTTACTCCGTATTTATCATCTACATCTAGGTAAAGAAAAAAGTCGCCGTACTTGCACATTGTGCGCGCCCAGCCAAATAAATTATATTCTAAGTTTAAAATGTTCTCGTATAGTATTGCAAGGACCGCCCTAATCTCTTCATTGGGGCATTTAATATTAAGCATTGGCCGCAAATCAGAATACGTCGTCATTTCATCTGCATAGATATCCATGGTAGATGCGATCTCGGGCGTATATTCCATTTGATCAAAGTCTGAATATCGTTCGCCTCGACGTTGATTAGAGATAGCATTGGCTGCGATCTTATCTAGAGGATTATATAGAGTCTTCTTAAACTGTTGTCCAGAGGTCGTCCTAAATCGTGACGAAAACTTGTCAAGGTGTTGCCTTCTAATGCGGCGGCCGGTTTGTGACCTATAGTTTACAATCGGGCCGGAAAATAATCTTGTAAGTGCCTTAAAAAGACGCGAGTCGTTGTTGGCTGGGTTGTTTCCTCTATTACTGTTAGGTGGCATTTATTTCCTCACTTTATAATCCATTTAAATTCATCATACATTTTTCTAGCATCACTTATTTTATCAAGGATATTATCTTTTTTGTAGCCTTCTTGTCCTTTAATTTGTGTGTTCATAGTGGTTTTGGTAGTAATAATGGCGTCAACGAAGGCGCGCTGATAATTTAATTCTCTTGCGTTTGCTTGCAGGGCCGTATCTCTCACCCAACATGCAATTGCTAAAGCCATGATTAAATCATCATGATACCCCTTCATTGCCTGTGGTTTTCCGTTCTTCCAAATAAAAGTTTTCATCTCGTTGATTGTGCGAGATGAATATATTTTAATTAGTTTGTTCCTGATAAACTCTTCTAATTTTGCAATAATCAAAGGTCTGGTTTTCATTGATGTCGTGAATCCCGGGATTGCTGATGTGCGATATTCTGCTTGATATTGCTCGATATATTCATGTGTTGATTTAATTGAATGATATAGGTTCGGATATCCATGCTCTATGAGTTTATCTAGCACAGAATATCCAATATTATTATTTTCAACCACAAGCATGCAGCCACCAAATTCTCTGCCAACTTGGTTGAGTATATTTGCAAACATGTCTAGTGTTGGTTTGCCTTGGTATTCTCC